ATTTAATATTTGATTTTTGTACTCAGTTTTCATTTGGTAGTCAGCGAGTACTTTTTCTGACTGTTTTTTAGTGCCTTTTTCTAAAAGCAGTTTTAACTCAGTTTCTTTAAGCCAGGGCCGCTCATCTTTTTTCTGGTTAGCTATTGCATTAGATACCTCCTCAGCTGATGCTACAGATGTATCAATACCTATTCCTAAAAGTCCTAATGCTCTACCTATTGCTGATGTTTCACAGTTCTCGATAAATGATGTTTTATTTATGTAGCTGCTGCCCATATACTCCTCAGCGTGACCAGTTGCTCTGATCATTTTATTTTCATCAAAGATTACAGCTCTAAACTGCACCAGGCGATCCTTTTTTGTTTGGCACACCTCATCTTTAATTTTGATAGTTTCGATTCCCCATTTCTCGTATTTTTTCTGGGAATGAAAATAGCTAATGCGTTCATTGACCTGGACATACTCTTTGCCCTTAATGTTAATTGTTGGTAGTTTACTCATAATTCTAGGTTATTTAAGTTTAGTTTTAATTCTTTGAGCTTAATCAGCTCTGCATAAGTAAAGCGCCCAGGATCCTGGAGTTTTCTCTTTAGCGTTTCATAGGAAAATCCTAAATGATCCGCCACATCTAACCTCCTAAGTCCTAGGCGTTTTATCTCGTTTACAAATTCTAATTCTAGGTTATTCATATATAAAAAATGTAGGGGAGTTGCCTCCCCTGGGTTATTATTTACCTACTATTTTTAATCTATTATTAATAAAATCAGCTTTATAATTTAATTTACTGAAATAAATAGCATCATCTAAAAATTCTTTTAACATATAGGTGCCATCAGATGATCCAAAACCTTGATCAGAATTTCTATAGTCATCAGTCCAATCTATAGCTATTGATGTAGCTATTTTAATCAAATCTTTTTCATTGATTTGAGATTTAATCTGCGACCAATTATCCATTGATTCAGCTCTAAATATTAATGTTTCTGGCTCTACTAAAAAATTGTAATCTATCATAATTTCTGGTTTGTTATTGTTTTACTCTGTAAAATTACTCAAATATTTGGAATTTCCTAATATATGTGGAAATATTTTTAAAAAAAATCCCCATTCAAGTCGAAACTATCCTGGGGATCAGCAAACAAAAGGGAATTGTTAAACTGTTATTTTGTGAGTTTTACGCCAAATGTAGCATCTACATCATTAGTCTGGTTAGGCACATGGAGTGACATTTCGTATTCATTAGCCTTTACATCATATCTCATAGAGTCTATGTAGCAGCTAGCGCCCTCCCTAAATGTGCCAGATCCAAAGTCGATCCAGACTTTATTATGTGGCGCTACAGGAATAGGCTCAGATTTTAGATTATAGAATGTACCCTCATAGCGTTTGACAAAATCTCTAAAGTCATTCAGTATTTCTAGTGTCACTAATTTCTCTACAGTAGGTTTTTCAGCACCGACTACATTTAAAAAGAAATCCCTGGGCCGCTCAAAAAATCCATCATAGCCACCCTGGAAATTATCAGCGCCTAAATAATTTGAAATAAAAATGTTTTTAATCTCATATTGAGCTGTAGTAGTTTTAACCTGGTTTTGTGTGTTTGTGACTACCATTTCGCTCGCATAGTCATTTACCTCAGCAATAAATATTTTATCAAAATAGGTAGCTGTAATTAATCCTGGATACTGACTAGGAGCTGGATGAGTTAAAATATTAGGATAGCGAATACTAAACTCTATTTTGAAATCACCCTCGACATCCTCTAGCGGATTCATTTCTACCTCATAATTTTGCCAGGTAGATACTTTAGTAAATTTTAGTGATTTATTTTTATTTCGATTGAATAAGTTTCTTTCCCACTGATCATTTTTCCAATTATAAAAATATTCATCACCATCAGATGCAATACCTCTAGCAATTACTGTTATCTCATATTTCCATACATCTGAGAAATTTGTAAGATCTGGATCTGTTTCTACAAAAAATGAAAAGCCAGCTTTTAGCTTTTTAGTTTCATCCGTTATAACTGTATTAATATCATTTTTAATAATTACATAGGGATCATCATAATTGCCATCCAAATAGGCCACAGTGGTTTTTATAGCTTTGTTTCCCACTAATGCTTTACTAGAATCATCTACTATAGATGTATTTGATCCTAATGTCCACTGATGATCATCATATAACATTTGAGGATTTTGATTTATAATTTTATCTGTAGCCAGCTCCACATCGTATTTTATAGAGCTATATGGTCTGAGATATTCTTTATACAAATCAGCGCCAACTGGTTTGAGTTCTGTAGGCGCTTTTAGTAATACATTCTCTGTAGTGGTGAATCTATAATTTCCTAGCCGATCAAATACCTTGTACTCTATAATTTCCTCGCCAGTTGTAGCAAGTTGATCCTCTATTGAAAATGCTATATCAAAATTAAATAGCTGCTCAATATTAATGTCTATCAAATTACTATTTGAGATAACATACCAGCGGCCCTGTGATTGAAAAACTCTAGAGTTTGTGGCTTTTAAAAAAGACTCTAAAACATCTTTAGCGTTTCTAAATTCTAGTTTGTCAAATACACCAAATTCATTTAAAATAATATCATGATATAGCGTGTCATTAGCATTTCCTGTATTTTTTCTAATTGCGTTTGATACATAAATGTCTAGATCTAATTGAATATTATTCAAAATGTAGTATATGTAGAAAAACATAGTATCCTCATTAGAATCATATCCGCCATCAGCAGCATTAGAATAAGGCGCATCAAAAGCATCTAAACTACCTAGGCCATCATAGGCTACTAACTTTAGTGGATTAGGAAATGGCTGTAGGCTCTCCTGGTATTGATCAGCTTGTAGCCATCCCTCCCAGTATATCTCTGAGCTGCCTCCAGTACCTCCAGATCCCTCCCAAAGATAGTTAGCTTGCTCCCATTGGTCGTTTTCAGTATCCCATACTTTGTCTGCATTGTCTAAACTACCAGTTGAAATCCTTACTTTATATTCACGCTCACCAGCCGCATAGAATTGATCATAGAGTGTATTAGCAGTTTCAAATAGGTTTAATTCACAAGTTGAGCCGATAATTGGTGAATAAAAGTCATCATCACCCTCCCATTTAATTACTACTGGATTCGCTTGTCCTATGAGCGGAAAAATATCGCCATCGTAATCTTTTTGCAATATTTCAGCGACTCTATAATTCCCTTTAGTATCTGAGAACTCTAATCTAAATTTGACTCCGTATGCCATTTATTTATTTTATTCTGCTACGATTTCTGTCTGCTCTCTGTAATGCGACCACTAGATCCTGGCCATTTATTTTAAACTCTCCGCCTACGTTTACATTTTGATTGCTTTGGCCCATCATGCCCTGTAATTTATCTAGTGGAGCAATTACCTCTGGATTAGCTTTAGCTCCTGGATATTCTCCCATAAGGCCCATAGTTGGCCCAGATACAATACCTCCATTTGCAAATTTTGGAATTGCTGCAAATGCTGAAAGCACACCACCTACAGCGGTTGCAATAAATGCTGGAGTTGTAAATATAGCTCCAGGCCCTGTAGCTGCTCCAGATGCTGTAGCACCAGCAATGGCCGAGGCAATAGACTGAGATAGATACATAGATATTAACTGTAATACAGTATTTATCATGCCGCTTAAAAATCCTTGGAAACCAGACTCCGCTAATCCTAGTGATGAAATTAAAGATTGTCCCATTTTATTAAAAGCATGGCCCACCTCGCTGCCTACCATTTGAGCTGTATCTTTTAGATTTTCCATCTTTTCGATGAATTGTTTATGCTCATCTGAATTTAAAATATTGTCTAAATCAATATCAGCAGTGTCAAATGGATCAATCACAGGCACTGACTCTGGATCAAATGCCTCAGCTATTTTATCGCCAAAAGCATCTGCAAAAGTCATATCAAAAGCAGCTATCTCGTTACCTATAGCCTCATCAAATTCTTTTACAAATTCTTTAGCCTCTGCCTGTAGATCCCATTCTATTTGTAAGTTTGCCAGCTCTATTTTTCTAAGATCCTCTAAAGATGTACCCAGATCCTGTGTTTCGCTAGTTGTATTTTTTATGCTTTTTTCCAGGCCACTGATAGACATATCATATCTTTTGATTGCCGACTCAGTAGCAGCTATTTCCTCAGCTAGCCTTTTATATTCTTTAGATTCTATTCCTAAAGCGCTAGCAATTAATCCTTGCTCCTTATCCTGTTCAACCTTTAAAAGCTCTAATTTGGTTTTTAAAAGTTTTTGTTCTGCTCGATGTAGATTTAAAGCTGATGAAACAGATCCATCCTGGGCAGCGCTAGCCGCTTTTATGGCTTTCTCGTTTTCCTTTAACTCAGCGTTTAAATCCTTTATAGTACTTAATAGTCCCTGGTGTTTACCCACCGCTATTAAAGCTGTAGCTAATGCGCCTAGAGCCAACAGAATACCTCCTGTAGCTAAATTTAAGGCCGCAAATGCAGTCGATAGAGTTCCAATAGCATATACTAAAGGCGGAATGGCCGCTGCAATACCACCCACAATAACTACTAATTTTTTAGATGCTGGCGATAAATTTTTAAAAGTCTTTAAAATATTGTTTGCTCCTTTTACTAATTCCGTAAAGGCTGGCAATATTACAGCACCAAAACTAGCGCCTAGCTCTTTCATGGACTCCTGGAATATCCGCATCTGGTTAGCAGCTCCATCAGATGTCCTAGCAAAATCACCATGAGCGTTGGCGGTTTTAGCCATAACAAATTGATACCTCAGCTGTACTTTCTCAGCTTGAGTCATCTCTTTTATGGTTTTCTTTATGCCTTGCTGCATAGCAAACTGCTCTAAATTGACTTGAGTCATTACAACTCCTAATCTTTTTAGAGATTCAGTTTCTCCAGTAAATACGCCATTGAGTGCAGTAGTAACCTCCTCAATGTTCATGTTTTTAAATGAGGCGAGATCACCAGCAAGTCCAACAAGTGAGGTAGATAGTTCAGCAGCGGAATCTACAGACAATCCCATAGAGGTTGACATATCACCAAATAGGGCCGCCATATCTAAAGCAGTTCCCTGGGCGATTCCAAACTGATCTAATGTAGTTTGTGCAAATTCTTTAACCTCTCCAGAGGCGGATCCAAACGCTACATTAACTTTATTTAATGACTCCTCAAAATCGGATGCCATTTTAATTGCAGCGCCTCCAGCGATTCCTAGAGGTAATGTGAGCCTGGTAGTAAGCGATTTACCTATTCCAGTTACTTTTGATCCAAAAGATTCTAATTTCCCAGATGCCTTATTTAAAGCTGTAGTGAGCTTACTAGCATCCCCTATAATACTTACTTTGAGTTTTTGATCTTGCATAGTACAAAAATACTAAAAAAAAGGGTGTTATAATTTCACGCCAGCAGCAATAGCTTTGGCTTTAAAATTCTCATAATCCTCTTTAGTTCCTTTAGGTTTTTGCGCCTTGTTAAACTTGTCCTGTGGTAGTGGAAATAGTTTCTCTGGTTTGATCATTTGATTGCGCTTTCTACAGTTTACATTATGCAGCATAGTGGCCACATATCTTATGCGCTCCCATTCCAGGTTTTGTTTTATCATATAGGATTCGCCCAGGAGCTGGTTTTCTCTCCAGGTGTAATTCCAAAACTTGTCTGGATCAATGCCGACTTGCCCTATATAATAGTCCTCTAAGTCATCCCAGGTTAGGGAGTCGGCTGCTGCTTTCCCTGGGTATTAGCAACCTTTTTAGCCTGGCGATCAATTCCCATATTTAAGTCATTACCTAAAATACGAGATTCCATCATGGCGCCTATCATTTTCTCTAGTTCCTCCTGGCCTAGATCCTCAAGCCATGCGCCTACTTTAAATTGATTGTAGTCTATATCATTACCCTCCTCCTGGTCATGCGCTAGCATAGCGCTATAAACTAAAGCTCGAATAGCTGAAATAGAAACGCCACCAGCAAATAGTTCTCCTATTTTGTCTAGTGGCACATTCATTATCTCTGTAAAATTCGCCCAGAAATTCATGCTAAAATGTAGCGTAACATTACGCCCACCTAGCTTAGTGGTATAATACCCTCTCCTCTTGTTTGCCATTATGTGTTACTTTATATTAAGAGTTGGTTGACTTAGTGATAGATCCAGTCAAAGTTATAGAACCGCTGTAGCTTACTGGTGACTCCATCTCAGCACTCATTTCTACGCTTGAAAGGAAACCCTCAGCAGTATAAATAGCATCTCCAGTAGTTGTAGTACCAAAAACGCAAGTGATTTGAGTTCTAGCCAATAAGTAGTCAGCTAATTCTATAGCATTTGCGGAATCACTATAGTCCACTAATCCATCGAATGAGATCTCTCCAGACATTACTCCAGCAATTACCTCTTGAAATCCGCTACTATCTTTAGTAGTGGCCTCTGGCAAATCATTGTTGAGTGTTAATGTACAGCTAGTTGAATGTCCTAGAGCTGTATCCTCTATCTTTAAAATTAGGTTAGTTCCGTTAAATACTGCCATTGTCTTTAAATTTTATACAAATATAGTTATTATTTTATTTATGTTTTTAGGTAGAGAATTGAATTGTACCATTTGCTCCAGCTGTGAATGTAGTAATATTATATCCAGATACCGATGATGAATCAGTAGTAAATGATAATACAGTTGGTGATGTTGTTTCACTTATTGTATAAGCATCTGGATAACGTAAAATAACTACTCCAGATGCACCATTACCACCATTTGCAAAAGCAGTAGTATATCCACTACCACCTCCTCCACCTCCAGTGTTAGGGGTAGCATTACTCGGAGTAGATGTGTTACCAGTTCCATTTGCTCCACCACCAGCGCCACCAGTACCGGGAGTATAACTACTTTGGCATCCACCTCCACCACCTCCAGCATAATATGTAGCTGTTCCAGTTATAGATATTTGATCACCAATACCACCATTTCCGCCAGTTGTTGATGTTCCATTTGCTCCAGCACCACCAGCACCACCACCTCCACCACCGCCATAAGCATTTGCGCTTGCACCGGTATTACCACCAGCATATCCTTGTCCAGATGTTCCAGATGCACCATAATGTTGAGTGCCTGATGAACAACCACCCCCTCCAGAGCCGCCAATCGCACCATCTCCATAAGAATGATTACCTCCACCACCACCGCCATCAGATGTTATAGTAGCAAAAGTTGAGCCTGTGCCATTAGTTGCTGACCCATTTAAACTTGTACCACCACCGCCACCAGGACCTACACTCACTGTATAATCTGTTGCAGTAGCTAATGATAAAGATGATTCAGCAGATGCTCCACCTCCAGATGAATCTACTGTAGATCTCAAACCTCCAGCTCCACCTCCACCACCTAATCTACCTCCACCGCCACCACCAGCAACTACTAAATAATCAACTGTTAAATCTGGTGTAGCAGCAGCAGCAGCTCCTCCAGCCTCAGTAGTAACTAACCAGCCTTTAGTAGCGCCAGAATATAATAGCCTAGCGGTTTGGTTATTGGTAGAAAGCACTAAATCATCAGTAGCGCCTCTAAGGTTTAGAGATCCAGGATCTATCGTAATGTTATTTGTACCAGCGTTTGAGGCGTAATCTACTATGATAATCTCATCCCCAGCACTTGGAGCATCTGGTAGAGTTACAGTTACAGCCGCTGATGAGGTATCTACTAAATATCCCTCACCACTTACAGCATCAAAAGTAGCTGTTTGAGCAGTTGTAATCCACTTAATTAACCCTCCAGAATCTAAATAGTCATATGTTGCCTTTGTAAACGCCATTGTAATATTTTAAAAATTATTATTCAGTTACCAAATCCCAGCTAGTAGTATCCTCATTCCAGGTGTACATTTGCCCATCATCTGGATACTCTACAGGAGCCTCCCATAAACAGCTAGACTCATTTAAAACCCAGCTATCAAATGGTTTTGGCGGAATAAAAGCATCTCGGCTATGATCATAGGTATAACCTATCCCAGCATAGTTTTTTCTAAATGCTTTTGATTGGTCCGCACTAGGCTCATTTGTTACAGGATCGTAATGTACTCCGCCTCTTGTATTATAAGAGGTACGTTTACATAATTGTCCAAACATATGCTGATAAACCAATTCTATGTTAGTATCGGTTTCATCCTCATTTTTGCCTGTGCAAACTTTAGTAACTATGTTTTGATAGTTTAGTAATGCGTAGTGTGCCATCTTTGTTATTATTAATTATTAATTTTTATTATGTCGAAAATTCTATAGTTCCATCTCCAGCTGTGAATGTAGTTACTTTGTCACTGCCAACTGTAGCTGTAGTGAATGATAATACATTCCCTCCAGAGGTTGTTTCACTTATAGTATATGTATTTGGATAGCGTAATATTACAACTCCAGAGCCTCCATTTCCACCAGAGCCTCCAGCACCTCCACCGCCGCCGCCGCCGCCGAGATTATCAGTGCCATTAAACCCACTAGAGTTAGTCGTTCTTACAGAGCCATTACCACCTCCGCCAGCTCCTCCAGATGATTGTGTAGTGTTATTAGAATCGGACCAGTTACCACCTCCACCACCTCCAGCGTATGTTAAAGATGAACCAGTTATAGAAACAGCTAAACCATCTCCACCATTTGGAATTGTACTATAATTATTACCATCATTACCAGCTTGAGAGGCACCACCTCCTCCACCTCCCCAGTAATTATATGGTGAGCTAGTTGTATTATCACCATCTCCACCATCATAACCCTGTACTGGTGAACTTGTAGCTGTACCGCCTACAAATGTAGTTCCTAAAATATCACCACCTCCACCACCACCAGAGCCGCCAGATGCACCATCCGCATTTGAACCACCATAACCACCTCCAACAGATGTTATAGTAGAAAATACAGAATCAGTACCATTTGTTCCAGAACTACCATAAGCACCTCCGCTACCACCAGGACCTACTGTTACAATATAATCAGTAGAGGGTGCAATATTTAATGATGTTTCAGCACTTGCACCGCCTCCAGATGAATCTACTGTAGATCTCAATCCTCCAGCGCCACCGCCACCACCTCCATTACCGCCGTTTGGTAAGTTACCGCCACCGCCACCGCCACCGCCAGCTACTATTAAATAATCTACTGAAAAAGTTGGCGGGTTATCAATTAAAGCTGTAGCAGTTTCATTAGCGGCTGATTTTACAAGCCATCCCTTTGTAGCGCCAGAATAAAATAACACTACAGATCCTTTATTATAATCTATTTTTACATCATTAGTAGAATCCTCAATATCATCAGAGCTGGTTATAGTAATGTTATTAGTTGCAGCATTAGCACCATAATCTACTAGCGTTACCTCATCACCTACGCTGGGTGAACTAGGCAGCGTTACAGTTATGGCGCTACTAGAGGTATCAACTAAATATCCAGAGCCAGCAGTAGCTGCGAAATTAGCTGTTTTAGCTGTGCTATCCCAAGTTATTCCACCTCCTAGCGTTGCATCTATTAAACCCTCTTTTACTTTCGTTTGTGCCATAGTTACGTTTTATTAGCTAAATTGTATAGTTCCGTTTTCTCCAGCTGTGAATACTGTTACATTATAACTACCACTACCCTCTGTATATGTATTGAAAGTTAGTACATTGCCTCCAGAGGTTGTTTCAGATATTGAATAACCACTTGGATAACGTAATATAACTACTCCAGAGCCTCCATTACCTCCTGGATATTTAGTATCACCAGTTGATCCTCTTTCAGATCCAGCACCTCCCCCTCCAGTATTTGGTGCGCCATTTTCACCTTGCCCATACGAGCTTGGCTGACTGCCTCCACCACCAAGTCCTCCAATTCCTCTTGTGTTTGGCGATGCACCAACATAATTTGCACCAGCTCCACCTCCAGCATAATAAACGTTAGATCCAGAAACCTCTCCAACTGATTCGGTTGTAGCATTTGATGCGCTTAAAATGCCTACAACTAATCCATCACCTCCATCAGTTGAGCCAGCGCTTGCATCACCACCTGCTTGAGCAGCTCCACCACCACCACCAGAGTATGGAGCGCTAGAGTGACCTGCGCCTCCATCATAACCTTGTCCAGATGTTCCAGATCCACCATTATCTATAGTGGTACTATGCGATCCACCACCTCCAGAACCTCCATCACTACCCTGTTGAATTGATGCCGTTGTAGAGTAAGCTCCAGCGCCCCCACCACCATCTGATCGAATAATATCTACACTTGCATCTGTTTGTATATAAGAATCATTTCCGTTTGATCCCACAGATCCCTCTCCATTTGATCCAGCTGTAACTCCACCAGCGCCTCCTGTTCCTACACTAATTTTATAATTTGTGCTTGTTTCTAATGTTAAAGATGTTTCAGCTGATGCGCCTCCACCGCTAGTGGATCCATAAGAGGTACGCAATCCTCCAGCACCCCCTCCTGGTCCAACATAAGTACCAGCACCGCCTCCACCTCCAGCAACTACTAAATAATCAACAGTAATAGGTATAAATGTATTAAAAGCCGTAGCAGTTTCATTAGCGGCATTATAAGCTATCCATCCTTGAGTAGCATCTACATAAACCATAGATACTCCACCTCTTTCGTAATTTATAGTAGCATCAACAGATGAGCCATTAATATTATCACTCGATGTTATTGTGATATTGTTAGTGTCAGCAGTACCAGCGTAATCAACTATAGTAACCTCATCACCAGCGCTAGGTGAGCTAGGTAATGTTACAGTAATTGCAGCACTTGTAGTATTTACAAAATAACCAGCGCCAGCGGTTGCTCCAAAGTTTCCTGTTTGTACTGTAGAATCCCAGGCAATACCTCCGCCACCAGCAGAGATAGAACTTGTACCAAAAACCATTACCTCTATGGTATATCCATTCTGAGGCGGTATGCTAAATGTTATTGAGGATCCGCTAGTAGTGTATGTAGATTTTTCCTGGTAAACTCCCTGGATGAATACAAACGTATATTTCTCATCAGTTATTGTATAACCTAAATCAAAAGTTTGTGTAGTGCCATCGCCTGTTTTTTGTACTGCATCTAAAGAGGTAGCTGCCTCTGAAATAAAGTGGACCAATTCTATCGCTGTGGAGTTGGTGGGTGGTGTAACAAACGTTAGAGTCGATCCACTTATTGAATAATTTGCAGCATCTTTAACCTGGTAAACACCATTTAAATAAACCTGGACAGCATCATTATCACCTGGCGTACTATCTAATGCAAAACCTTGAGTTGATCCATCCCCAGTGTACTGAGTAGTTACTACATTAACAGATCCACCACCACCTCCAGAGGCTGTAGATGCTATTGTAATTGTATCTGTAGAGGCATCAGTAGTTAAAGTGATATTAGATCCAGCAGCAAGCGTTAAAGTGTCTGTAGCGCCATCAGCGACTACATCGCTTTGACCACTTACAGAAATAGTTTTAAATGCCTCAGTAACTGATCCTGTAGCAGTTGATGTTATTGTAACTGTATCTGATCCAGCATCTGTGGTAAGTGTAATACCAGTACCAGCAGCTAAATTTAAAGTATCAGTATTAGAATCCGCATTGACTGAGGTTTGCCCACTTACTGCAATAGTAGAGAAAGCGTTTTGATTTACCTCAGCTCCAGCTGCAATTCCATCTAATTTTGTTTTTAAAGTAGTGGTGAAATTCTCATCTGTTTGAGAATCTACAGAAAAATCTATTTTTCCGTTTGTATCATCATAACTGACTGTTATCCCAGTTTCGCTATTTGAGGAAACCATAGCACCTACAATATCCTCAACTTGTTCAGCAGTTAAAACTGTATCAGTATCTGTAACAGTATTTGTAAAAGTAATTTTATCGCCAGTTCTAGAAATAGATAAACCAGTTCCAGCCTCTAGGACTATTGTGTCAGTTGTAGAATCTGTACCAGTTAAAACTATTTTTTCCTCATCTGTGTTATCGCCATCAGCAGCTGCTATGGTGTATGTAGTATCATTATCAGTAAGCGCATCAAATTGATCCTGGATATTAGAACCTACTCCAGACAGATAACCTAGCTCAGTATCAGTTACTGTGCTAGCGGCTACTTTTCCACTTGCATTTGAAACAAGCGCCTTAGAGGCTGTTAAATCGCTGCTAGTTATTGTAGTGGCAGCTCCAGTTATAGTGTCCTCTTTTGTAGCATCCTGGGTATCTACATAATCTTTTACAGCAGCTGAGGTAGGTATTGTAGTGTCATTATCATTAGATGATATACCCTCAGTTTCAGTTACTAAAGCAGCATCCGCTATTTTGTCAATAGTTACCGCATCATCCGCTAAAACCTTTGTTGTTACCTTAGTTACTGCCATAATTCTAATTTATACAAAATTAATCTTTTTAATTGAATTTATAATGAGTAAACAAATGCCCAGCCACCATATCTGTACCATTGTGGTGTATGCCAGATGCACCTTTATGAAAACTAGCTACCAACTCAGTAAAATCAAAATTAGATCCATCATTACTAGAACTAAATACGCCTCCAGCCTTATTAGTAAAACTAGTTGAGCAAGCTACAATATGAAATTGATTATCACCATAAGTACCCTGTTGATATTTTAAAGGTATGCCATTGCTATAGGCTGGTAAATCTGTGCTAATTGCGCTCCAGGTAGTTCCATTATTTGTTGATTTTAACATTCTACCAGCTGGATAATAACGCCAGGCTAGCCAAGTGCCATTCCCATCATGAGCGATATTATTTGGTATGTATTTACTACCAGAAACATAAGGCAAAGAAATTACGTTATAACCTCCAAAGCCTTGATCGCTTACATAAAAATTATCATTATCATTTACTATAATTCTAGATCCAGATTGTGCGCCTCCTCCAAATTGTCCAACTCCAGGACCATATTTGATTGTCCAAGTTTGCCCATTGTCTGTAGATAAATAATTTGTGTAATTACTAAAAGCTATCCAGCGGTTATTTCCATGATAAAAAATATGAGGACCTACTCTAGTATTTGTGTAATTACCATTTGTATCTGTAAAAACAGTACTATAACTAGTGCCATTATTAGTAGATCTAAATATCCTAAAA